TATTCTCGAGACACTTACTATGAACTCGTGGAAAAAGGCAAGCAAAGTCTTGAGCTTATGATAGAAGTCGCGCGTGAAAGCGAACATCCTCGAGCCTTTGAAGTGTTGTCAGGAATGATTAAAAATATTTCTGATGTGAATGATAGATTAATGGACCTTAATAAGAAGAAAAAAGAAATAGATAAAAAAGATGAAATTAAAAAGATTGCAAATACAACTAATAATCTTTTTGTAGGATCTACGACTGAGCTTCAAAAGCTACTAAAGAATGAATCGGAAATAGTGAATGTCACTCCAAAACCGGAATGAAAATTATCTAGGTAATCCAAATATTAAAAAAGACGGTATCACCTCTAATTTTACACATGAGGAAGTACTTGAATACGCTAAGTGTATGAAAGATCCAATATACTTTGTGGAAAAGTATGCAAAGATTATTTCACTCGATAAAGGTTTAGTTCCTTTTAAACTATATCCTTATCAAAAGAAAATGTTTAATCAGTTTCAAAGTAACCGATTTAACGTCGTCTTAGCATGTCGTCAATCTGGTAAGTCTATATCAGCATGTGGTTACTTACTTTGGTTTGCATTGTTTCAGGCTGAAAAATCTATCGCAGTATTAGCAAACAAAGGCGCAACTGCAAGAGAGATGTTAGCAAGAATAACTATAATGCTTGAAAACATTCCTTTCTTTCTACAACCAGGTGTTAAGGCTCTTAATAAGTCTAATATTGATTTTAGTAATAACAGTAGAATTATAGCAGCTGCCACTACAGGATCTTCGATTCGTGGTCTTTCCATTAACTTACTATACTTAGACGAGTTTGCTTTCGTTGAACGCGCTGCCGAGTTTTATACTTCAACTTATCCTGTTATATCATCAGGTGGTGATACAAAAATTATAGTCACTTCTACTGCCAATGGAATAGGTAATACTTTTCATAAGATATGGGAAGGGTCTATACAAGGTGTTAATGAGTATAATAATTTTAGAGTAGATTGGCATGATGTTCCGGGCCGTGACCAGAAATGGAAAGAAGAAACTATTAACAATACTTCGCAGATACAGTTTGATCAAGAATTTGGTAACACTTTCTTTGGAACAGGAAATACTTTAGTTAACGCTCAGACATTATTAGAACTAAGAGCAATACCGCCGAAAAGATATTTAGAAGGCGGTGACTGTTTAATATATAAGGAACCTATTAAGAATCATGAATACATCTTAGTCGCTGATGTATCTAAGGGAAGAGGACAGGACTATTCATCTTTCTCTTTAATCGATATTAACGTTAGACCTTTTGAGCAGGTAGTTGTGTATCGCAATAATACTATCTCTCCATTACTCTTCCCTAATATTATATATAAGTACGCTAATGTCTACAACAAAGCTTATTGCATTGTTGAGTCGAATGACCAAGGATCAGTTGTATGTAACGGTTTATATTATGATTTAGAATATGAGAACGTACATGTTGAATCTGCTGTTAAAGCAAATGCTGTTGGCGTAGATATTAATAGAAAATCAAAGAGGCTTGGTTGTAGTGCGCTAAAAGATTTATTAGAAAATAATAAAATGGTAGTCGTAGATGAACAAACAATATTAGAAATATCTACGTTCGAGGCTAAGGGCCAGACTTATCAGGCTGCAGTTGGAAATCATGATGATTTAGTTATGAATTTAGTCATGTTTGGTTATTTTGTTTCATCGTCTTACTTCTCTAACCTAACAGACATCAATATTAAAGATATGATATTTAAACAAAAATTAAAAGAGATTGAAGACGACATAGTGCCGTTTGGTTTTATAAATGATGGTAATGAAGTTGTTAAAAGAATAGAACCAAGTGACGATCACCCATGGGCAATAGAGTACGATAGAGACCTGTAATATTATAAATAATGGTAAGAACAATTGAATATTCGTATAATGTTAATCGCATAATAAAAAAAGGAAAATAAGATGGCACTCTCTACACCCTCCGAATCACCTGCGGTTGTTGTCAAAGAAATAGACCTGACTGGTGGCGTGCCTAATGTCCAGTCAACTACAGGCGCAATCGTAATAAAATCAAGGTGGGGTACTGTTGAAGAGCGAGTTAAAATATCTAACGAAGCAGAGTTAGTTGAAAAATTCGGTTCACCAGATTCCTCACATACAATTGCATTTCACGATGCAAATATGTTTTTAAAATACTCAAGTGCACTTCAAACAGTAAGAGTTATAGATGGTACTGCAAAAAACGCAGTGTCAACTACCGGACAAACCGCATCTATAACCCCTCCTGCAGAAGTTGTTAAGAATGAAGCAAGTTTTAACTCACAATTATCTGCATTAGATTCAGAACATACATTTGTAGCAAAATATCCTGGCGCACTTGGAAACAGTTTACAAGTTTCTATATGTCCACATTCTGCAAATGATTCTGCATTTAACCAATGGGCATATAAAAATGAGTTTGATGCTGCACCTGGAACATCAGACTTTGCTACAAAAAATAACGCATTAAATGACGAAGTACATCTTGCTGTTATCGATAAAGCTGGTAAATTTACTGGTACTCAAGGCACAATACTAGAAAGATATGCTTTTAATTCATTAGGATCTAATGCAAAGAATACTGATGGTACTACTAATTTTATTAAAGACATAGTAAATGAAAATTCAAAATATGTCTGGTTAATAAACTTTGATTCTGATTTTCAAAATACTTTAGGAAATAAAGCTGCAGCTGGTTCTTCAATCGACAGTGCAGATAATTTTACTAAGACAACAGGAACTACTAATACTGATATCGATTATAATTTTACCCAAGGAGTAGACGCTGGAACTTTAACACTAGCAAATTTTTTAACTGGATACGATCTTTTTGAAGATAAAGATCAAGTTGAAATTGATTTTTTAATTGCTCCTTCTATGCCTAACAGATCAGATCAAACATCACTAGTTAATGATTTAGTTGCAACTGCTCAATCACTAAGAAAAGATTGTGTTGTAGTAGCATCTCCTGCTAGAAACGATATTGTTAATGTAACTTCAACATCTGACATTGTAACCAACATTGTAGCTACTGCTAACACATATACTAAGTCATCATACTTAGTAATGGACGGCAATATGTTGAAAGTTTACGATAAGTTTAATGATCAGTTTATTGAAATTGCTGCATCTTCTTCAACAGCAGGAATTATGGCAGCAACTGATTTAAATAGAGCTCCATGGTTTTCGCCTGCAGGTTCAAGACGTGGACAATACTTAGGAATAACATCAATTTTATTTACACCTACTAAGGCTCAAAGAGACACTCTTTATAAAGCAGGCGTAAATCCAATTGCAAACATTCCAGGTGCTGGTGTAATACTTTTTGGCGATAAAACAAAACTTGCAAGGCCTTCTGCGTTTGATAGAATTAACGTACGTAGATTGTTTTTAGTTCTAGAAAGAGCAATTGCTAGAGCGGCAGAACAAGTACTCTTTGAATTCAACGACGAATTTACAAGAGCAGAGTTTGTTAATATTGTCGAGCCGGTATTACGAGAAGTAAAAGGTAGACGTGGTATTACAGATTTCAGAGTCGTAGCAGATGCAACTAATAATACACCTGCAGTAATCGATAGGAATGAATTTATCGCAAGTATCTTCATCAAGCCGGCTAGATCCATTAACTTTGTCACACTTAACTTTGTGGCAGTAAGAACTGGCGTCGACTTTGAAGAAGTCGTTGGCACAGTATAGGAGGTAGAAAATGGCAGTATTAGGCGTAGATGATTTCAAATCAAAGCTAAGAGGTGGTGGGGCACGTCCTAACCTCTTCAAGGCTACCATTAACTTTCCTGGATATGCAAACGGTGATCCTGAATTGACCTCTTTCCTTTGTGAAACAGCTCAGTTACCAGGTTCGACACTTGGCCAGATTGTTGTACCATTTCGTGGCAGACAGTTAAAAATGGCTGGTGACAGAACGTTTGATGTCTGGACAGTTACAATAATAAACGATACAGACTTTGCTATCAGAAACTCAATGGAAAGATGGATGAACGGTATGAACGCACACTCTGCAAATACCGGTCTTACAACTCCTGTTGCGTATGAGGCAGACTTGTTAGTCGAGCAGCTTGACAGATCAGGTGATGCTCTTAAAAAGTACACGTTTAGAGGTTCGTATCCACAGGATATGTCACCGATAGAACTAAGCTATGCTACGAATGATGAGATCGAAAGATTTACAGTAACATTTGCTTATCAGTACTATGAGACTGACACAACAACTTAAGTAATAAATAGTAGGAGGGCTCCGGTCCTCCTAACTATAAAGGGATTCTAATGGCAGAAAATACATTTAAATTATTTGGTTTTGAAATTACGAGGACAAAAGACAAAAAGTCTTTAGCTTCTCCTGTTCCGCCAAGAGACGATGACGGTGCTGGTTATGTCACTGCGACATCAGCTGGTTCTCATTATGGTCATTATATTAATATGGAAGGTGATGATTCCAAAGATAACGCACAACTTATATTAAAGTACAGAGGCAGTGCGATGCATCCTGAAGCAGATGCAGCTATTGAAGATATCGTTAATGAATCTATCTCAGCCAGCGAAACGAAACCATCTGTGTCGTTAAACGTTGATAACGTGCCAGTTGGCGCTTCGATTAAAAAACAAATGACCGAAGAGTTCGAAAATATATTCAATATGTTAAATTTTAAAGAACTTGGCCATGATATCTTTAGAAGATGGTACATCGATGGAAGACTATATCATCACTTAGTAGTTGACGAAAGTAACTTATCGGCTGGTATTCAAGAGATAAGATACATTGATGCTGCTAAGATGAGAAAAGTAAAACAAGTTA